ATGGGAAATAGTGCAGTCGATGATAAGACATTTAGATCATCGTTTAGACTTGGAACCTATACAGCCACTCAATTTAAACCTACCGTGGCGAAAGCATTGTATGAAAAACATAAAGCAAAAAATGTATTAGACACCTCTTGTGGATGGGGTGATCGTTTAGCTGGATTTTATGCTACTGCAAATACTCATTTATATGTGGGATGTGATCCTAATCCTGAAACATTTGAGGTTTACAAAAAACAATGTTTATTTTATGAAAAAACATTAGGTTTTTCAAATAAACCTATTTTAATAGAGAAAGAAGATTATTTTGAATGTATTGGTGGTAAAACCGTTAAGATTTGGAGAAAACCTTCAGAAGATGTAGATTGGAATCTTTATGAAAATACTTTTGATTTTTATTTTACATCTCCTCCTTATTTTGAAACTGAAAAATATGCCGAAGATTCTGATAAAGTTGATGATCAATCTTGGAATCGATATGATACATTTGATAAATGGAAATATGACTTTTTCTTTAATGTTACGAAAAAAGTTTGGAATACAATTAAAGATGATGGTTTTATGATGATAAACATTATTGAGCCGAGAAGCACTGGAAATAAAAGATTAAATCTGTGTGATGATATGGTTGAATATTTTAAAGAGTTTGAAAAATCTAATTATCTTGGAAAAATAGGTATGCGTATGGCTGCAAGACCAAATGCCAGTGAATTGGCAGATGTTTTTATAGAACCTATTTGGGTGTTCAGAAAAAATAATCAAAATTATATTGAAACTTTCGAAAACACTATTGATAAATTTTATAATTAAAGGTAAAAATATGGATCTAAAAATGTTAATTAAGGAGAGTGGAAATGAATATGCCGGAATCGTTGCTGATGGAATTGAAGCAGGTGATGTTGAATCATTTATCGACACTGGAAGTTATGCTCTTAATGCTTTACTCTCAGGTTCTATCTATGGTGGACTGGCTTCGAACAAGATTACTGCTTTTGCAGGTGAGAGTGCCACCGGAAAGACATTCTTTGTTTTGGGTGTTGTCAAACAGTTTCTAGAGGACAATCCAGAAGCAGGTGTCATTTATTTTGAAAGTGAATCTGCACTTACAAAAAAAATGATAGAAACAAGAGGTATTGATAGCAAAAGAATGGTAATTATGCCTGTTTCTACTATTCAGGAATTTTCACATCAATCGGCAAGAATTTTAGACAAGTATCTTGAACAAGATAAAAAAGAAAGAAAACCTATGATGTTCTGTTTGGATTCTTTAGGAATGCTTTCCACATCAAAAGAAATGGCAGATACTACTGACGGTAAAGAAACTAAAGATATGACACGTGCCGCATTGACTAAAGCAGCATTTAGAGTGTTGACATTGAAATTAGGCAAATGTAGAATTCCAATGCTTGTGACTAACCACACTTACGCTCAGGTCGGTACAATGTTTCCGCAACAGGTGATGGGCGGAGGTTGTTTAGTTGATGGAATACTCATTCAAATGTCTGACGGTTCACTTAGAAACATTTCAGAAATTTCTGATGGTGATTTTGTTAAAACGATGAATGGTGACAAAGAAGTTTTACAAACACATCAATTTGATGATAAAGAATTATATGAAATAGAATTTGAAGATGGGTATAAAATTAAATGCTCATCCGATCATAAATTTTTGATTGGTGATGAATGGATACCTGCTCAAGATATTTTCAACAATCAAGAAAAATATAATGAGGTGGTAGTGGTCTAAATTACGATTGATATAAATAAACATATACGCTAATTTTTATGGGGAAGAGTATATGTTTGTTGAAAACAAATATAAGAGAATTTATTTCTCAATAATAGAAAATTCTAAAAATAGGGATAAAAATCCAGAAACTATAGAAAAACATCATGTGATCCCAAAATGTTTTGGCGGGTCAGATGACATTGATAACATAGCAGTATTGACTCCACGAGAACACTATATTTGTCACCTTTTGCTGACAAAATTCACAGAAGGTGAATACAAGAGAAAAATGTGTTATGCTCTGTCAAGTTTTAATAGAAATAATCAACATCAAAAAAGAAATTTAACATCAAGACAATATGAAACTATTAGAAGAATTGTGTCGGATGAGATGAAAGGTGATAATAATCCAATGAGAATTCATAATATTGATATGTCTGGTGATAAAAATCCTTTTTATGGTAAAACGCATAGCGATGAAACCAGAAAAATTATTTCAGAAAAAAATAAAGAATGGTCGAAACAAAATGAAAACCCTTTTAAAGGTAAACGCCATAGTGATAAAACAAAAAAGATTTTATCCGATGCGCATTCAAAAAAAATTAAAGTCTTGTTTTTAAATGACACAGAAATAGTTTTTGATAAAATAATAGATCTGGGTCCATATCTTGGTAAAAGTAAGCAATTAGGCCTTAAATTGAATATGGAAAAGCATAAAAATTTATGGAAAAAATATAACATAAAGGAGATTGTATATTATGAAAATTAAGTCTATCAAAAAATGTGAATCCGAAAAAGTATATGACATCACAGTAAAAGATGAAGCTCATTATATTTTAGAAAATGGTGTAGTATCACACAATTCAGGACTTTACTATGCCGCAACCAACATCATTTTCTTGAGTAAAAGAAAGGAGAAGGTAGGAACAGAAGTGATCGGTAATATTATCCATTGCAAAAATCAAAAATCAAGATTGACCATTGAAAATAAAATGATCGATGCTTTGGTCACATACGATAAAGGATTAGATAGATATTATGGACTGTTAGAACTAGCAGAGGCTTGTGAAATTTTTAAAAAGGTATCTACTAGATATGAATTGCCTGATGGAACAAAACAATTTGGAAAAACTATTTTGGCAGAACCTGAAAAATATTTTACTGATGATGTATTAGAGAAAATTAATGATTTTTGTCAAACCGAATTCCTTTATGGGAAAAGTAATCAAACGTTTGATGAACAATTGGAGGAAGAAAATGTCAGATCTGAGGAGTAAATATGAATTGATAGAGTTGGATGAAAAACAACATGCTTTTAGATTAATTGATGGTAAATTTAAGGATGTTATTTACAAATACAATAGATTCGGTTTGGTCGAGCCTGAGGAAGGTGAAGAAACATTGAAATATCGTTTTGAATATGATATAATTGAAATTCCTGAGGAAATAAGAGGAAAAAAATATTCCGATAAGGAAGGTTTGGAATTTGAGAAACTGATAGGTGATATTTTAATACAAGTTTTGGAAGAAAACGTAGAATTTGAAGAGGAAGATGACGATAAGACTAGAAGATACAATTTTAAAAAATCTAATATACTTTGAGGAGTATACTAGAAAAGCACTGCCTTACATTAAACCGGAATATTTTTCTGAGCAAACAGATAAAATACTATTCTCTGAAATTAAAAATTTTTTATCAAAATATAATTCTTTGCCCACAAAAGAATCTTTACTTATTGAAATGGGAGAGAAGTCTGAATTGACTGAGGATCAATTTCAAATAGTATCAAAGAAAATTTCAGAATACTTTTTTACAAAAGATGACAAACCAGAAATAGAATGGATTGTAGATACTACTGAAAAATTTTGTCAAGATAGAGCAATATATAACGCAGTTTTGGAATCTATTCAAATTTTAGATGGTGAAAATAAAACATTGAAGGATAAAGGATCTATACCTACACTTTTATCTGATGCGCTTTCAGTATGTTTTGATCCTTATATCGGTCATGATTATATTGAAGATGCTGATGAGAGATATAAAAGTTATCATGAAGTTGAAGAAAGAATACCTTTTGACTTGGAATTTTTTAATAAAATAACTAAAGGTGGATTACCGAGAAAAACATTAAACATAGCACTTGCTGGAACTGGGGTTGGAAAAAGTTTGTTCATGTGTCATCATGCAGCTTCTTGTTTATCAAATGGTATGAATGTTCTTTATATTACTCTTGAAATGGCTGAAGAAAGAATCGCTCAAAGAATTGATGCTAATTTAATGAATATTACTATGGATGAACTTGAGGAAATACCTAAAGATGCATACGATAAGAAAATGGGTAGAATTCGTAATATGGTGAAAGGAAAATTAATTGTTAAAGAATATCCCACCGCTAGTGCAAATGTAAATCATTTTAGAAATTTGATGAATGAATTGAAACTAAAAAGAAGATTTACTCCTGATATTATTTTTGTAGATTATATTAATATTGCTACATCTTCTCGCTTGAAGTTTGGAAATTCGGTCAATTCTTATAACTATATTAAATCCATTGCTGAAGAATTAAGAGGTCTTGCCGTGGAGTGTGATGTTCCTGTTGTGAGTGCTACACAAACAACTAGAAGCGGTTACACAAATAGTGATGTTGGTCTTGAGGATACTTCAGAATCATTTGGTCTTCCTGCCACTGCTGATTTTATGTTTGCATTAATATCAACAGAAGAACTTGAAGATTTAGGACAAATACTTGTTAAACAGTTGAAAAACCGATATAATGATCCAGGAATGAATAAGAGATTTGTTGTTGGTGTTGATCGTGCAAAAATGAAACTGTATGATTTAGAAGAATCGGCACAGGCAAATTTAATAGAACTTACCAATCAGAAAAAAGGTATAAAAATGCCTTGGGGAAAGAAAAAGGAAGACGATGATGACATTCCTTCTTTTGATATAGGCACTGATAATAGAATGAGTAAAAAGAAAGATTTTTCTGAATTCTCTTTTAGATAAGGATTTTTATGATAAAAATATCTGCACCAGAAGGTCCATTTTCATTAATGATTTCACATAAGGGATATGAGATAGTTTTTTTTGCTTTACCTGATGGTGAGGAGATGCAATGTGACTTGAAAGTTTTTAAAGATGAAGAAGATGTGTCAAAGAAATTCGATGAATCTGGTCAATTAACACCAGATTCAGAAACTTTGTATAATATTTTGCATAATATTGAAAATAGTGATTGACATTTTTTTATATTGTTATATAATAGTATTTGAACCTGTAAAAGTGAGAGAATACTATGTTAAAAAAATTATTCAAAGTTTCCATTACCACATTTTTGCTCTCTTCTGTCATAGGATGTTACGGATCTTTGGAATTAACTGGAGTTTCCGTAAGTACCTACGAGCAAAATAATACTGTCAATAATGAAAATAATAATCAAATAACTTCAGATAGTATAAAACCGCCAATCCCACCAAATAGCCTACAAGAAAAATCTGATGCAGAATTCACAGAAATTATTATAAAAGAAAAACCTAAACCTCCTCCTCCAAAAATAGGTGTTCTCGACCAATTACGTACTTTTGAGGAAATAAAAAATTATTTTTATTATTTTGAACCTCAAGGTTTACCTGACTATTATATAAAGAAAGGGGAAAAGACAGGTGATTGGTCACATTTCAATGGTCATAAGGGACTTATGTGTATGTTGGTTACAGAAACATGTTATCTTATACATAGGGAATTCGAACAAAATAGACCAGCACTGATTAGAAGAGGCGTTCTAGAATGGATCAATGATCCTGATAATAGGGAAATTTGTAAAATTAATTTTGAAAGAGCAGATACATTAAAAAAGTGTTCAATGGCAACTGAAATTGTTGAATAATCATATCTGATAAATATAAAGAGAATTCTATATTTATTTAAGGATAAACATTAATGTTAACGTTCAAACAGTTTTTAATTGAAAATACAGGTGCTAACAAACATCTTGAGCATATCGAAGATGAAATGTTGAATTCTGGATTTGATGGTTTGAGAAATGCCATAGAATATATGATTGGTATTTCCAAATCTATGAGTGGATATGATAAAGGAATTACAGTTACAACAAAATGGGACGGTGCTCCTGCTGTAATTGCCGGTAGAGATCCTGAAACTGATAAATTTTTTGTGGCCACTAAGCATGGTGCAACTGCAAAAAATATGAAATTGAATTTTACAGATGAGGATATTGACAAAAATCATCCTGGAGAAGGTTTAAATAAAAAGTTAAAAACTTGTTTGAAGGAATTAAAAAAATTAAATTTAGATGGTGTATATCAAGGCGATTTATTATATTCTGAAACACAAGATAAAAAAATTGAAACTATTGACGGAGTTAAATATCTAACATTTACTCCAAATACTATAACATATGCTATACCATTTGGTTCTAATTTATTCAATAAAATAAAAAATAGTAAAGTAGGAATAGTTTGGCATACTAAATATTATGGTAATGGACCAGTAAATCAAATGAATGCAAATTTTGATTTAGGTAAAAATTTCTCTACTGAAAATAAATCGGTATGGTCCAGAACCGCTGAATTTGAATATGCTGGAGGTATTGCATCATTTAAAAAAGATGAGCAGGAATTATTTAAAAAGATATTAACATCCTTGGGTAAAATTTTTAGAAAATTAGATAAAAATGTTTTAAATTTTATATTTAATAATGCTGATGTAAATATACAAATTAAAACATATTTTAATAGTAAAATTAGAGAAGGTAAATCTATTGGTAATAGTGATAAACATGTTTTAGGATTAATTCAGTATTTAAAAGATAAATTAAATTCTAAAGTTCAGTCACTAAAAACTGAAAAAGGAAGACAATCAAAAATTGAAAAAAATGAAGAATTTTTAAAGTTTTTTAGAGAAAATAAAGCGCAATTATCAATGATTTTTGATACACAGAAATTGATAATTGCTGCTAAAAACATTTTAATTAAAAAGATGCAATCTATTGAAAGTTCTGAAAAAACTTTTGTTAAAACATCTGATGGTTATAAAGTTACGAATCCTGAAGGATTTGTTGCATACCATATAGATAAAGGAGCATTAAAATTAGTAGACCGTTTAGAATTTTCTAAACAAAATTTTACAATTAATAAAAGCTGGTAAAAAACATGCAAAAAGAACAAGAAATATTAAATAGTGTCCGAGAAAAACTCTTAGATGTTATGATTAATGAAAATGTTGACACTAGACTTAAAAAGTTGGCAACGGCTGGTTTGATAGATGATTCGGAATATTCAAAATTTATGAAATTGATTAAAATTTTAGATCAAGAAAAACCTGTGCCTAAGGAATT